GATGTAGCTACAGCACCAGTTCCCGTTGTTCCTGATTCTAATGACGTATATTTGTAACCATAATCTGTGTTTGTAAACGAAGCATCTAAATTTACATAATCTCCAGCAACATTACTTCCTGTATTGCCCAACGTTTCGTTAATTCGTAACTGCCCACTTCCTGCCGCCGCAATCCTGTCAGTATTGTGCCGATGACTTGGGCCAGTATGATCGTGAGTAGTGGATTTGTTCTGCTCGTCTGTAAGGGCAGTCCCAACGGTTCCTGCATCTGCACCACCTGAAGGCAATCCCACAATCATCCTGCCTCTTACAGAAGTATATTCTGAAAATCCAGTAGGGGTTGATTCCCCACTTGCACGATATGCAACCACATTCGCAGGAACACCAGTAGGTGTTCCAACAGTTGTCCCAATAATACCTGACCTTGCACCTGTACTATTTACGATTCCTGTCATGTGTTTCTCCTATGTCCAATCTTGGTCAATGTATGAAGTTGCTATAGAAATAGCACATGGATTACTACATACAATAGTTAATTCATCTGTACCAACAAGAACAATACGATCATTCCAGACAAATGTTTCTTTAGCCGCAAGAGCTTGATCCTTTAATAAATAACAATCATTAGACCCTGCATCATCTGCTATAAAAAGAGATAGAGTTTCTGCCGCATTTCCTGTTTCACAGAATGTTATACTCAGTAATGTGTAGATATGATTTGCTACTCCATCTATAACCTTGTGTTCAGTTGCATCTGTAGCAAGTGTCAAAACATTTTTTAAAACTTCAGTTCCCGATCCGCTTGGTATCGCCATGTTATGCTCCTAATGTAAGTGCTTGATGTGTTGAACTCTGCATGAATGTTCCTTTTTGTTGAACTTTCTTAGTTGTTGACATGATAATATTTCCGTTATGTGTTACGTTACCACTAAACGTGCCGCCTGAAGCCGCTACTGTATCTGCATCCAGTTGGTCAAGAGCATGATTCAGCATCGGCCCCCACTTTTCAGCAGTGAGAGATGATCCGACTATTGGTTTGAGCAGATTATAGTTTGTGGTAGTGTTAAAACCTGTATTGCTAAATTCTTCTCCGTATGTTCCTCCACCAGAACTGTAATAATATAAGGTATCTGTGGTACTACCAGAGGTGATAATTGTGGTCTTAGCACCCGCAGTTCCAGCAGTTCCGGTCTTGGTAACTCCTGTTGTGTACTCTGACGATCCTGAGTTGTTGGATGTTATTGAGAACTGTAATACATGACCAGAGTTTGATGAATCTGCTTGGTCAAATTCGTAGGTGTCTCCATCTCTGAAGGTGAGTTTTGGTGCAACTGCATCATCAATCGTGAACTTAGCAGATGCAACTTTTACAATGTATGTTATCGTACTCATGGTTCAGCTAGAATGTAGGGTGCTTTGCTAAAATTATGTAATTGATTACCAAGTATGGTTGCATGATGTTGTGAGGCCCATCTCCGACTGCTTGTTCATCAGTTGTCGTAATACGGATAGGATTATACTGGGTGGTTGTAATATTTGTATTTTCCGCAGATGTAGTTAAAGAGTGAGCGTGTCCTGAGTCTGTTACTCCAGTTACTCTTGATTCAGTCAATCGATCAGCACCAGCAGAATTATACTGCCACTCTGTTGAGTTATAACCATACGCTTGACCTGTACCATCACTTCCTGCAGAGGCATACGTTCCACCTTGACCTAATTCATGTGTATGTTGAGGGTCATCTATAACTGCTGAAGCAGACCCAGTTTTGCCATCAGTTTGATCACCAACATGGTCATGGGTAATATCAGGATCGATTGGATGAATGTGTCCGTTGTCAGTTATTGGATGAGTATGCTTTGGAATTTCTGCATCTAGGAGAGTATGAGTCTCTGTTCCTGCAACAGCCGCTATTGCTCTGGTTGATCTGCCAGAGAGAGAGTCTGTATTGTATCCAACTGGAACCCTTGATCTTAAATCTGGAAGCAGGAAGGTATCGCCATCGGGGTATGTACCATAGGTGTTGGTTATTAATGTATGCAAATCTGGATAAGTTGCTCTGACTAATGTAGCTCCATTACAGATCAACCATGTTCCACCATTTGTTGTTGCAGTAGGTGCAGTACCATCTGCTTTTGTGTACATCTGGATCGTACCGATTGGCAATGCCAATGCCAATAATTCGTCAATTTTGTCGAGTCCGGTGTTGAGAGTTCCTCCCCACGAATTTCTATATCCTCCTACAGTCGGTTTTTCTACTGCGAAATTTGTTGTGTTTGCCATATTAACTTACTGTTTGATTTGTCCATGTTGCATCTGAAACCAATTGTCCGTCCCATGCAATGTATCCAAAAGTTAAAACAGTCCCTTGTGCTGTTTCTATGTCTCCAAAACCAGCCCATGTAAAAACCGGGTGTGAGTACATAGTCCCTGTTCCCTGCATAAAACCAGTTGCTCCCTGAATTAATCCTCCGAACATTAAAGCAGTTGATGAAGAATATACTAAAGTATGTGTAGACTCCCATTGTGCAATTCCAAACGTATTTACTGTGGAGGTTGATGCAATGCTTCCATGCGATTGCATGACTCCTTTACCAAAGGTTCCTTGATTAAAATTTGCTGAACCAAAACCTAGCATCAGTCAAGTTGTATCTTAATGGTGCTTGCGTTGAACTTGAAAATGTCACCATCGTTTATCGTCTTTGTCGTAGTGGTGGAAAAATCTGACTTTTGCAGATTTTGATATGCAACAAGATTACCTCCAGAAAGTGCATCATAAATTCCTACCCATCCGACTATCCCCCAATCCGCAGTTGCGGTTGGGAAGGTAATTGCTGACGTATTAACTGCTTGAGCTATTCCCGACCCTGTGATCGTAAAAGCACAAACCATACGAGCATAACTTCCACCAGTTACCTCAGTTCCACCAGCCGAATCTGATGGAGTTGCAGTCAACAACCCAACATACCAATTTGTTGGTTTTGTGTATGTTGTTGAACCGAAAACGTGGTTTACTATTTTATCTTCAAGGTAATTCGTTAGTCCTGCCATGATGTTTTATCCAAATGGGGTAAATTGAATCGAAGGAGTTGAACCAGAGAATTTGGCTTTTTCATCCGATGTTGTGATTTGCTGAATAACCTGCTGATATTTTCCAGCCCAGACACCAATTCTCTCATCAGCTTGGAGATATGGTGCTGAGTGCATTAAAGTTCCATACAGATATGCATCTGGATGGTCAGTTAATAACCAGTTCGTTGAGTTTGCAGAGAGTGATGGAACTTTCTGGTAATAGACAATCTCTATCGTATAATCACCATCTGGTACAGGTGCAAACTCGATATTATTCTGCATAATCGAATAATAAATAGGTTTACCAGTTGCATCACTTGCTCGATGAATATCGAGATTCTGAAGATTCTTATAGGTCATTGGAGTCACTGGATCAGTTAGCAAATCAATGTTCCGCATTCCAAGAAAATCGTCTGGTAGTTTTACATATTGAGAGTCAATTGGTGCTTGTGTTCGTACCGACATCTCTCTGACTCTTAATGTCCGATTTAACTCTGCTTCTGCCATTGTGATGAAGTCTGGAATCACAGATGTTAAGTCACTCCTGTTCAAGAAGTCTGCAACGGACGCTTTCAGGTCAGTATAATTTGCTAGTGCCATTTAGACTTTTCCGTTCCATGTCCGAAACATTTTATTGTCACTATCGTTTGCCCATTTCTTCCAATCTGCATTTGTCCACTTTTCTCGCAAACTCTGATCAAGAACAAACTGTGGAATAACTGCTGTATGTCGCAAATCTTTTGACGGTTGTAACTCCGACATATCTTTTGCGAGTTTAATAAGAGGTTCAACATCCTCTTTGTGTTCGATTGTGTAGGTTTTGTCATGTTGGTCGTAGGAGAAGATTTCCTGCTTCCCCTGCGACCGACTTAACAACCGTTTTTTAGACGGAGATTGCATAAATTATGTTATTGTGCAATCAGCAACAATTCCTGAAGCCGCTTCGTTGGCGGCAATCAAAGTGTACTCAACAAGCAATGCACGTTTAATTGCATCACCAGTTTTTGCCACTTCCTCCTGCTTGAAGTCACGATAGTACGCAACCTTCCAGAACTCCGGATCAAGCACGAAACAGGATTGCTCTCTACTGAGTCTTGAAGGAATTATTTTTAATTCTCCAAAGTCAGAAGAATACAGATGAGCCGCACCTTGAATTGCGTCTTTTTCAATCATCTGTCTTGCACTGGTACGACCTGCAAAGCCAGAGATTTTCCCTTTATTAACTGGGCCAACCATGACTGTTGAAGGATCACCACCAGAAGTGTAACAGGACTGAATCACTGTCTTCAAAAGTGCTTCTGTTAAGGCACGTTTTGTTCCTGCGTCAACAGGAGCCGCACCGTTACCTGCACCGGAACCTGCTGGAGAACCACCACCACGACTTACATTGCTCGTAAGCCATGTTTCCATTCCACCAAGTGTGCGAGCAGTATTGGAAGCACCAACGGCCTTTGCCACTTTACCTGTCAGTGCTAACTCCATGTCTTTTTTAAGAGCTTTTGAAGACTTGGCAAGTTGATATGCCATTTCTGAGTCACGACCTGCATTGTTACCTGCTTGCTGAGAACCAGAAACGATTACTGTCTTACGAGAGATTTGGGTGTAGTTCCCCAAACGTGTAGTTGCAACGACTGCATCGAATGCAAAGTCATCCCCTTCCTTCTGGGCATTGGCGGCGGCAGCATCGAGCGAATCGACTTGCCATTCTGCTAAAGTGTTTGTTGCTTTTGCTTTACCAATCATTGACATAAAAGGAGTGTCAGAAGGGGCAATATTATAAATCGTATTGCTCAAATCTTCCCTGCGTCCGGTTGCTCCGTATGTCTCATATGTGTTTGCTATTATAGCCATAAGTACCTGTTATTATTAAAAATTATGAACGAATCATGTTATAGAATACTCCAGCCGCATCATCGACACTGCCGGATTTTTTAAGTCTTGCCGATGCCTTCCGAGATTTTGTATTACTGGGATTTACAGACTGTGAACCTGCTTTCATGGAAGCACGATGACTTGGTTTTAAGGTTCCACGTTTCTGAGTTAATCTATCGTAGAGCATTGCCTTCCGCATGGTTGCGACTGCACGAGAGTCATAGGCTTGTTCTAATTCTTGGTCTGTAAAACCTATTCCTTTTCCGTACTCAACGATTAATTTTCTCTCAGAATCTGCGACCTTTTCATCACTCCACTCAGGAATCAGTTCACCTAATCTGTCCCTTTGTGATGCAATGTATTTTTTCAAGTTTGCCTGTTGCTCTGCATCTTCCTGCATTCTCAACTGCTGAACCTGTTGTTCACGCATTTGATCCTGCAACTGAGCTTCACGCATTTCATCACGCTCCAACATAAATTGCATTGGATCGCTGTCTTTTAAATCACTCCAGTATTGGGAATCTTTTTGGGCTTGTTGAGGTAGTGCAGTCTTTGCAGATTCAAGTGCTTCAATCGCTTGTGA